GACAGTTTGATGCACCGGAAAGCCCGGAGTAAGATGTTTATACCACATATTATTTAAATAAACAATAAAAGTATTAAACGTTTAAGTGGTGATATTTAAACGATAAGCCTGCATGAGGTCCGCGTACTAACGCCAGACCAGACTTCAATGCCCGGTTGACTGTAGGAGGTTTAAGCTGTAAAGCCTCTCGTACAGCCTGAACACTAGGGTAGATTGTCTCTACGCCTGCTGCATCTGTTACTACAATTGCCTTGCGTATCTTGGCCTTAAAGTCTTCTGAGCGTTCTTTGCCGTACCAGAAGTTGCCTTCGCCGGATAGGGTGCGGCTAGTTTGCAGTCGTTGCGCTGTAGAAACCGTTCGACCTCTCAACGCCAAAGAACGTTTGAGCCTAGTCTCTTCAGACACGGGACGCCCGGTGCTTGCTGCGGCAATTTTTGCAATAGCCTCTGGAGTGTGTTTAGCTCCTTTCCACGGATTGGTTTTGTTTGCTTCTAAAATTTTTGCTCGTGTTTCCGCACTGCGCTCTACACCCCATCCGGGATTGTTTTCGCCAATATTGGCTTCTCGTAGCTTTTGTTTTGTTTCCTCCGACAACTTCTTTCCAAAGTTAGGCGTCTCCGCCCCTGACTTGCCGCGCATGGGCGCTCCAGCGTATTTGGACCAGTTGAAACATTGTGGACTACCTACATACTTATCAAGATAACGCTGCTCCACCGCAAACAATAGTTCTGGGGTTGTAACTTCTTCTAGTACGCTGAACTCAAATGCAACTTCTCCGTACTTGTTCCACGCCGCTTGTAAGTGCTTGTTTACGTGCTTCCACTGTCTTAGCTCTCTGCGGTGCCTAGCCCACCGCTGGGCTTTGTTCATAGTACTGCCAATGTAAAACTTGCCAGTTTCGATACAGGTAATTTTGTAAATGATGCTCATCAGGTACTCCGGGTGTTATCAACAGATAGTGTACCACAAAGCCAAAAGAAAAGGGGCCAAAGCCCCTTCTCCTATGAGAAACGCCTTAAAATTAAGACGAACCCGGACTGCCAAAACAGCCAAGCGGATCGCTCCATCCGAAACTGTAGCGCTCCCGGCTCTTGTAACGCACGTTGCCTGTGTCAAAATCACCGTCCATTGAGGTGCTCAGAGGAGTACGCTCAAAGTGCTTCAGACCGTTAGGCACATCGGTGGTCAGGAACCAGCCGTTGCTATCGGTCAAGAAGTGGTTGACGGTGTAGCCTTCAGGGATCGAACCGTTGTTCTTCAGGGCGTTGATGTCGTTATCCGTGGTGCCAACGCGCAGGTTGGTTTCCAGAAGACGAGTAGCAACGAACATCAGAGCAGGCGGGATGATCAGCTTGCGTGGCTTTGCTGCGATCAGCAGGCCGCGCTCATCCGTCCAAGCTGCGATTTGAATAACTGCGTTTTCCAACGAAGTCTCATTCAAGTCAGCATTGGTCGTAGGACGATTGCTGTTGGTAGCACCATTAACCAAGGGGTGTGCCGTAGAGAACAGAGCAACACCATCGCCACCAGTGTAGCTGGCGGTGAAGCCGTTGTTCAGAACAGAAGCAGCCTTGACTTGCTTGGTGTACGACATGGCACGAGCCAGAGCCTTGGTATAACGAGCCGACAGAGAGTCGTACAGGTTATCTTCCACAGCTTCTTCAGTGATGGAGAAGCCGAGAGCAATGGTTTCGTGGTTGTAACGTGCCGTGAACGCTTCCTGTGCATTGTCATAAGCAATTGCAGAGCCTTCGTTCTTGACGGGAGCAGCGGAGAAACCAGCAAGTTTGGTTTCTTCTTCGAAACTACGCTCCGACTTTTCGGTTTCGTAAATTTCTTTATGCTCTTCGCCGTAGCGGGAATACTCCAAACCAAACAAAGCGTTAAGGCCGGGAAGGAGTTCCTTCAGTAGTTGTGCGCGTGAAATAGCCATGATCTAGCTCCTTATTAGGCAACGCCGGTTGCAGAGTAGTAACCATGCAGACCAAACTGGAGTTTGATAAGCAGTTCTGGATACTGGGTGAATACAACGGTCGTACCGTAATCGCCTGAACCCAGAGTAAACGTGGGAGCCTGATTCAAAACAACCGACGTAGCGCCTGCTGCGGCAGCAGTATCTACGAACGAGCCAGTTTGAGCCAGTTGACCATTAGCAGTCAGAACAGCAACGTCAGTACCAACAGGCAGAGCAAATGGCAAGGCGCTGACAGTCAGCGTACCCGTACCCGAACTCCACGTAGCCGTACCCAGATTGACAGCCGTATCGGTGACCACACCAACCACACGAGCCGGGAGGGTCGTGGTAACTGGGGTGTCCGTAGGAGCCAAGATGGCGTTTGCCGAATTGCCCGTAGCGGTGCTGCCGGTGTTGTTAATCAGCGACAGATTCTGACCAACCATCGCGTAAGCGCCGGAGGCAATCGTCGTACCCGAAGAACAGACAACAGCTTGGAACACTGCATCAGGATCATCAGAAACATAGGCCATGCAATCGCCAGCCTGCGTACCACCGGGCCAGTACTGCGAGAACAGCTTTTGCTTGGTGGTGGGGTTGGTGTACGTACAGCCGAGGAACACACCGACAGTCTGGTTAAGACCAGTGCCAGAGGCGACGGTAGCACGAGCAATCGCACCGCGAGTCAGCGACACGAAGTCGCCGTAGAAAATGCTGGTGCCATAAGCGTAGGGGATTTCGTACATGCGGGTAGAACCTGCAAATACTTGACCACCTAGCAAATTCACCGGCTTCAGCCCATAGGGGGCCGCAACAACGGGATAAGCCATTTAAGACTCCTTTACTTAGAACCTGTACCAAATCCGCTTCCGCGACTGATTGTGGACTTTCGTTCAGCAAACAGAGGCATACGCGGGTCATTATTTCTCATCAAGTGGTTGTCCACTGATTCCATCTGATTTGACGCTTGCTTCTCATAGTAAGCAGCCATAGCTTGCATCCGTTCTTCGGGCATTTTGCAGAGCATAAGCCCACCAACTTCAACGTTGCCAGTGACTGCATGACCAGTAATCATCAGTTCAGGATGGTCTGCCGCCTTCACAGGTTCCCAGCCATCGCGCATCTTTCGACTTACGTTAGTAGGTTCCGACTGTCCTAGTACGTGTGTCGCTACCCAGCGATACACATAACCCGGCTCAGGTGTTGGATCAGGCAATGCACTCGATGGTGTATATACATATCGAGCAGTTTTTTCGCGTGAAGTAATATCACGAGGGGTGCGATTTTCAGCCATCTTAACTCTCCAATTTAGCTACTTGAGCAGCGTACTGCTGCGGTGTTAATCCAAACTTCTTAGCCAACGCAACCTGCGTACTACTAAGTTGAACTTTCTTTACTCCTGACGAACGTGACGCAGAAGCAACTACCGACGAAGGACGCTTTGAAGAATTCTTAGACCTGTCTTCCTCTCCAAATACCTCTGGAAATTTAGACTTTACGCGAGCATCAATTTGCTCGAAATATTCATCTGATCGCGGGTCTACACCCGAGTTGACTAGTTTTTGGTGCAGCCCTAGTGCCATGCTGGTGACTTCTTCAAAACCTGCCGTGCCAAACCACTGGTTTTTTGCCTGCCAGCGCAGTGTCTTTTCGTCCGGTTTAACTTGCTCAGGTGCTGAGTGTTGTATTTTTACACTATCTCCTTGTTCTTGTAAAGAGGTAGGGCGAAAATTATTTGCAGCTTGAATCTTGAGTTTGGATTCAGTTAATGCTTCCTGTGCTGCAAGAACTGCATCTGAATCTCCTGACTCATATGCTTCTTTGTATTTACGCTTAACCATTTCATGCTCTGCCTCTGCGGCTTGCCTGATGGTTTGAGCGTAATGTTTAGAGCCGTTATCAACTGCTCCTTTGAGCCTGCGGTTTTCATCCAGAAGGTGTTGCGCCATGCGCTCCAACTCCTGCTTTTCCCGCATCGTTGATTCTTTAATCCGACGCTCATCGTGTCGAGCATGGGTTAGCTCTTTGATTCGGTTGCGAACTTTGTCCGAATAGGACTCTAGTTCATCATCTGTAGGTTCTTCAACTACTTTGTCTAAAGGTTTACGGCCTTTATCCCTATCGGGAGTGTCGTCAACAATTTCAATTTCAATCTCGCCACCTTCAGATTTCTCTTCTGGTTCAATCTCGTCCGGGAACTTGAATTCATCTGCCATGTTTTACTCCATTAAGCGCGGGTTATGCCGCGAGGATCGTCGATAACGCATTCAACTTGGTCATCGTTAATGACCCGGAACTCCTTACCGTAGATTTTCATTCGCGTACCAGAGTAGGTACGAACAAGCACGAAGTCACCCGGTTTACACCATGCGCCACTAGGGAACTTGGTTTTATCACCGTATGCGTCGGGACCGACTTTCAAAACAAACAACACAGTGGTAGCGTGTTCTTCAGTTTTGCGAAACGCATCTGCCTTGATAAGAGCAGAGTTTTCAAACGTGTCGGATACGTCTGGGACAATACAAAGAACCTTATAGCCAGTCGGTTCAGGCAATTGTGTCGCCTTCTCTTCTGGAGAATCCGTTGCTTTGGGTTGCTCTTTAGGTTGAATGGTTGCGGGTAGAACCATACCGGGAGGCAGAATGATGTTACTCATCTAGTTTTTCGACTTTCTCAAGCAGGTCCATTACATGACGCTCTGCAAGGCTTAGGCCCTGAATCACCCCGCAGAGTTTTTGGTATTCGTCAAAGTTGCGACAGATTCCACTAGCCAAATCATCAGCATAGTTGTTCATGTCGGTGCGTATTTTTTCGCGCAATACACGAGCGAAGTCTTGAATCACATCTCACCTTTGGTTGCATTAAGAGCCGTTGTACGAGCTTGGAGGTCTTGCTTGGCTTTCTCTTTTGCCACATCAATCCCAAGTCGAATACCTGCTTCTTCCTGTTGTGCGGTCATCTTGGCTTTGCTCTCATTTATCTGAGCGCCGACACGCATTGACTCAAGTTGCAGATGTCCTTCCAGTTTCTGTTGCTCAAGTTCAATCTGATCTTGTTTGGCAGCAGCATCCAGCATTACCTTCTGTGCAGCCAACTGAAGTTTCTGAGTTTCCAGTTGAGCTTTCTGTTGGGCAATCTGCGCTTTCAGTTGCTGGTCCTGCATCTTCATCTGCTGATCTTGCATCTGCATCTGAACCAGCGGGTCTTGAGACTGCTGTTGAGATTGCTGTTGAGCCTGTTGAGCTTTGTTAGTCTGGAGGACTTGATTGGCTGCTTGAGCCATCATTCCAGACAGGGCAAATTCAATCTCTGCTGGCAGCTTCTCATCTTGCGGAGGTAGAGACATACCCAACTGCTGTTCAATCTGTTGCCTATAAGCAAATCCAGCGTGATCTGCTACGTGCGCCATAAGAGCAGCAGAGATAGCCTGAGCTTTGGGGTTCTGCCCAATAGAAGCAGCAACAATTGGGTCTTGAACCAGCGACATATGCACTTGTATATGAGACTTGTGGTCTTGATACATAAATGCTTTAACAGGCTTTTCGTTCAGAATTGCCATGTTTTCTGTTACTGGATCAAGAGGTTTCTGGTCATCTGGGAGAGGAACCAGCTTATCTGCGTCCTTAATACCCAGAACTTCCAGCATATTCCTGTGGAGTTGCGGCATATCGTAGATAGCGGGAGCCATTGCAGCCATCTGCATGACCGCTTGATATTGCACAACCCGCTGACTCATCGTCGCTGCGTTTGGATCACTTACTGGAATGATGTCCAGATGTTCGTAATCCTCAACCTTGGCCCTACGCTCACCTTTGTCTGGATCGTAGTCATAGTCAGGATCGGTGTAGTCCCGAATAATCCCAGCCAGCAGGCGAAGCTCTTGTTTAAATGCGTAGTGCATCCGAGCCTGAACCGCAGACATAACCTTTAGCTGACGTTCCAGAAGCGCCAGCGTGGTTCCTACTGGGGCTTGTGCTGACATATCACTGATCTTCATATCAGCGGTGGCAGCAAACCTTCGGCCTTCTTCTACGATATTACCTAGAAGTGTGTAAAGAACATTGGATGGTTCTTTATATGGGAGCGGCATGATGTTGTCACGCATCACCCCAGAGCCAATGTCTATGTCCCTCCACTCTCCGGGAGCGATAGGGGTGTCATCTCCCTTGATTCGCATTCCTCGGGTCTTGAAACCACCCGGGAGGTTGGACAGTGTGCCTGCGTCCACAAGCTGTCGCATAATGCTGGTAGCCGACTTCGCAAACCAATGAAGAAAAATTTAAACGTCGAGAAACTATGCGTGGCACTCAGCAACCTGCCGCTGTACGCGCCAAGATAAGCGCAACCCTATCTGGCGAAGGCAACTTCTGGTACGGCAAAGAACGCTCAGATGACTTCAAGGCAAAGATACGTA